AGGGACAGATATGTACACGACTACAGACAACCGATATACGATCTAAATAAAACATTTCAACTGTATTGCAAAAGCCACAAGCAGTGGGAACGAGTACGAATGTTATCAACAAATAAGGGAACTATTTTCATTGTTGGTGCGTTAAAATAAAAAAGGATAAAATTGGAATTTTACTTTGCTACATCTAAGAAGTTAAGCCACGCATGTAAAAGCACCGCCAATGTCTTGTTGGGCGTAGCAAAGTTTTTTAAAATAAAAAAGGAGATAAATATGGCAAAATTCAATCAACCACAACTAGACGGGGCAATCTTACGAACCAAGACTTGCAAGTATGTTGTTAACCTCTTGTGTGAGGTGTATGAAAAGTATGTTCCCGAATCAGACCAATCTATATATAGAGATGCTTATGAACATATTGTAGGTCAGCGAAACAAGGCTTTAAATACGCTACAATTAATTAAAATAGCGTTAAAGAAGGAAGGTAACTAATGGGAAATATCACAGAAACCATACCATACCAAAAACTAGAGCAGGAACAAGAGGAAAGAGCCATAGAGGATTGGAAGATGGAAAGCCAACCTCGGGATGTGATTATTACAGTACCCTCAAAAGAAGCGTATGAGAAATTATGCTTATGGATTATTCGGGGGAGAAGGGCTAAGGCTTTAGATTTTGAAGTTGTCATTAGGGAGGAGTGGTAATGAACGCTAACGACTTTAAAGAAATGCGAGAGGCGTATATACGAGAAACGTTTGAGTTGTCAGATACAAAGAGGATTGAGTATACCGAAGGACACTACAACGAGAACGTATTGTGGAACTTTGAGAGCATTGGAAAAACACTATCACTTACACCAATGAAGGTTCTTTCTGTATACCTACAAAAGCACACGAGTAGCGTGTTTAATTATATCAAGGATGGCAGGGAGTATTCAGAATCTATTGAGGGTAGAATAAGCGATATTATTAATTATCTTATCTTGCTACTGTGCATGATACGAACCTATAAAAAGAAAGGAGAAAAATCATGAAAGAATACTTAGGCAAAACAGTTTTGTGGAATCAAGACTATGGTGATGAACAGCCTAAAGACACTATAGTCCTTGATTCTATTTGCTACAATGGTGGTTTTGACGAATTAAACGAACCCGTTTTTTTAAACAAGGAAAAAGATAGGTATGTGACTTTAGACTACGTTAAGTCATTTATCACAAACAAAGGAGACAAACAATGAAAGAATATACAATATATCAACTTAATTATTATGAGGATGATACAGAATATTCAAGATGGGGTGTAGACAAAGAAGTGTTGGAGAAGCAACTTAGAGAGTGGCAATCAAAAGGTTTCTCTATAGATAATGACTCCATAGAAGAGGTTACTTTTACTAATGCAGAACAGTTGGTTGAAATGCTTAATATTATTGAGGAGGGGAGAAATGAGTAAGTTCTTAAAAATAACAAAGTTAGTAACTCAGGTAATATTAGGAGATACGGCAACAAAAAAACAACCAAGAAAGAAAAGAAAGTACACGAGGAGAAAAAAGAAATGAATGAGAACGAATTAATATTTGACAAATTAGCAGAGGTAATATTTCCCGACTTAGACGAAGCACTTGATAGAGAGTCTGAACACATAATGAAGGAACATGGTATTAACCCCGAGTTAATGATAGACTTAATTGAGTCTTGGTTAACTAAACGAGCAGAGCAGGTATCATAATGGATAACGCTCTACTCTACCTATTTTTCTTATCTATGGGTGGTATCACAATATTCATGGTATTATTATTGATTGCCTTAATGGTTTATTCAATACAAGATTGGAGGGAAAAATGATTCTCAAAGACCCGATTACTTTTAAAGACTTGGCTATTTCTCAAGAAGAAGCTCAGTATTATTACCTAGAAATGTTACGTTATGAAAAAATGGTAGAGCGTAGAGAGGACAAGATTAAAGAACTCAAAGCAAAAATAAAGTCATCAGACCCTAATGACTTATCAAGATTTTTATGCTGGCATTGTGGAGATGAATTAATATGGGGTGGTGATCATGATATTCAAGAGGTTTATCTTGATGGAGACAATGAAGGTATCGCATCCAACTTTTCTTGCTCTAATTATGATTGCCACACCTATGTTGAGGTCTACCATTATTATGAAGAAGAGGAGTAGCTATGGTAATGTATACCCACGACCACAAAACGCCGTTAGAGGCTAAAATATTGCTATTGTTGGGCATGTGTGGTGCAAGGGCTAGCGAGTTTAGTTATCATTATTGGGGTGATAACAGAACATTGAGATGGAAACAAGGTAAAAGGATCAATAAAGAGGTTAGGGATTATGTGAAAATGGTTTTTGTTGGAGAACATAACCAAGTTCTGAAATTCGCTGAATTTATGTATCGAGACCGATCTCACAAGCGATGTTATCGATATATTATTTCTCCTCTAAAAAATTAATTTGGAACTTTTTGAAACTTGGTGCGTATAAGAGTAAACGGCACATAAAAAAAGTGCCACAAAAAAAAAGGAATAACAATGGACAAACAACTAGAAAGTATATTAAATAAAGCACCTAGTTTACGGTATCAGCTCGACAGTCTTAGATACGACTCAGTAGCAAACTACATTGAAGACTTAGAGTGGGAATTGTATTGGTTTGATGAAGAGGGGTGCGTTGAGGAGGCAAAGGAGACATTCGACTTGGTTAAGTTGAGGGCCAATGTAAGTAAGTATACTTTGATGGGTGCTAAAAGAACATATGAAAATGTTAAGAAAGAATACGCAGAGTTAAAAAATCATTTAAGGTATGTTAAAAAATACAAATCGTAACATAAACAACGGGGTGGGGCAACCCGCCCCTATAAAAAAGGAGTTATTAAGATGGAATATTTTTATGAATGGCATTGGGAAACAATATATAATTTACATATTGGCGAAGATGGATTAGAACTTTGGAATACAGAAGATTTTGATTTTGCAGATTCTCTTTCTGAATTATTTGGTAAAAGAGTTAATGTAAAAGAAATTGTTGGTGCTATCAATAATGATACCCACAGAATTACAATTCAAAAATGGAAAGATGATGGTGATGATTTATTTACGCTTCTTGACTATGCTAACGTTCAAAAAGATGGCACAATAATAATACCAAAAGATTTTGGAAGATTACCTAAAAAATATAGAATTGAATTAGAGCAGTTTTTAAAAGGAGATGTGTAATGAATATAAATAAAATAAAATTAAGCAAAGAAGTAGAGGAGACGCTCAAGTCTTGCAGGGAAGCCACTCCCTCCTATGAACGTTCAGAAGATGGAGGTGACTTGATTAATCAAGGATGGATAGAGGCTTTAGAGTATGTGTTAAATCAAATCAACACGATTGATAAAGGGGGTAAGTAATGAAAATAAAAAATAAAAAATACAAATTTTCTTTTTCATCGCCATTAAATAATTGGCCTTATGGAAGTGGAGATGTATTGGAAAACAAGCAATACCTACAAGACCGAAGGGAATTGTTAAAGGAGCACGGCAATGGTTGGTGGTGGGAGGAAAGTCCCAAAGAACAATTTAGGAGGAAGACAAATTAAAGCACTAGAATTATTTGCAGGCTCTTGCACCCTATCCAAGACAGCAAGAGAGTATGGGCACGAGGCTTACACCGTTGATATTCACGGGTATAATGATATAGATCTACAACAGACATTCTCTACCTTACTCCGGAGAAGACATCATTTAAACCTGATGTGGTGTGGGCCTCACCCCCCTGCGTTGTTGTCCCTGAAAATCGTTCAAGATTTTAATGGTATATCTAATTGATAATGAATAACTTAAGGAGTAGTTATGAAGTTAAAGAGATGTAGTAGGTGTAAATCAGAAAAACCAAAAAGTGAGTTTTATCGCAACAGAAAAAAACCTGACGGCAGGCAAAATTGCTGTATTGTGTGTCAAAAATATTATCACAACTCTGAGTGGTATGTTAAGAATCGGGAGAAGAGAATCAGAGACACAAGAGAAAGGAAGGCTAGGTTGCAATTAGAAAATTATGAAAAAATATTATATCTATACTTCGCTAAGGGGTGTGTGGATTGTGGTGCAAAAGACCATAGGATTTTAGAGTTCGACCATGTGAGAGGAACCAAGAGAAAGTTCGGAAGGACAGAGGGTGTATCGTACATGGTTCGTAATGGTTATAAGTGGAGCACGATTAAAAGAGAGATTGAGAAATGTGAGGTGCGGTGTAGGAACTGCCACAAGATTAAAACGTATAAAGATTATGATTATTATAAAAATATTCAGACAATGATAAAAGAATATGAAACTAATTTGGAACTTATAGATGACAAGAATCGTTATAAGTGTACAATATGAAAACAACAATAAATAGAGGGCTTCAAGAATCACTTAAGATTAGGTATGAGTATCATGGCCACAATGGAGAACGGCATGTTACGGTACCAATCATGTATGACCCTGATACGGGTATTACATATGATATTGGAGACATATATGACATAGAAGGAGACGGCGATGTTCACTGTTTTGAGCAAGTTAAAGTACAACATCAATAAAGACATAACTCACGTAGAAGAATGCTGGGATGACAACCCCGACAATGATTACTACTATGCAGAGATATGTGGATTAAAACGGGCCCTAGAGCATGTCTTAAGAGCGGAAGCGGGAGAACTTACCGAACTAGACAAGTGGGCCACCAAACAAGAAGGAAAGGAAAATTATGAACTTACAAGTAGGTGAGGTACAGAATATTACTATACATGGCGTATCGTCAGTATCTGTAGAAGACTCTAACCCATTAGAGTCCCCCATGAACAAAAACAATAAATACTACAGAACGATGGTAGTGAGAACAGAGGATGGGCAATACATAGAAATTACCTTATTCTCAAGAGATTACGAACTATTGAGGTACAAAAAATAAATACCACGCAGGGTGGACTAATGGTCAGGTTTTTATTCTATTCCGTTTTACCTGACTAGCCTATGACTACACATCTCAGTCTGCCCTGCATTTTTTTCACATACCAAGGAAAATTACATGATTGACATACAAGCAATATATCACAAGTGGCTTCGCAAGAATAATGACCTTCACTATAAGAAACGATATGATGGGCACGAGAAATGGTTTCATGGGTCTGCTTCAGGTATGTGTATGAGAAAACATTATTTTCAGCATATTGCCGGAGTTAAACCAAAAGAGATTAAGGAAGATACATTACGGTTGTTTCGACTAGGAGACTTGGTACATGGAGATATTCAAGAAGCATTAATAGAGTATGCCAGCTTACACGGGTCACAAATACTTATAGAGCGAGAGATACAACTTCCAGAGGTAAACGTAAGAGGATTTTTAGATGTTATTATTGTGGAGGACAACGCCCTCTACGATATTAAAACATGCAACGCTTGGAAATGGAAGGGCCTATTTGGAAGAACACCTGATGCCAACCCACCAGAAAATTATTATTTACAGCTAGGAACATACGGCTGGTGGTATGAAAAAGAATATGGGAACAAACTAAAAAAGTTAGCGTTATTGTATTATAACAAAGACAATTCAAGAATGAAAGAAAAGATTATAAGGACATCTTACATCGATAGAGCAAAAGAATATTGGCTAGATGTGAATAAAAGATTTGAAAAAGGAAATCCACCAATAGAATTGGGAGTTGCTCCGGTGTACAAGTGGGAATGTAACCCAAAGTACTGCAACTTTTATGAAATATGTGGTGGAGGCTTAAAAGAAAAAGGAGATGATCTATGAGCGATCAAAAACAACCCGATTGGGACAAGATAACAGAGGGTAAGATACGACATGGTGTCGCAGTAGCCTTCATTGAACAGGGACAGGAGCTTAATCCCAACAACATGAAAACGATGGAGAAGTGGGTACAGTTTATCATACACGGATATGATGGTATAAAAGAAGCACTAGATACGGGTAAGAAAATGACAGACAGAGAAGTGGCAGAGGATGTGGTGAAAAAGTTTGATGGTGAGGTAATTAAGGAGACTGACGAGGATTACATTAAGAATGAAATCAATAAGGCGGTGGATGGCTTAGGGCAAAAAGATAAGAACAAGGTATTGTACCAATTAAAGCAGGGCAATATTACTCTTGAGAATCTGGATGCTTGCTTGCAGAAAATTAGTACAATGAACAGATTTTAGATAATGGTAGATTTTGGAGACGCATATTATCCATCTGACAGTAGTCAATTTACACGGTCTGTGCCTTCGGGTAGGTATGTGGCAAAGATTGTGTCAATGGAAACATCTGAGAATGTAAAGTTTGGTAGGTATGTAGCAGATGTTTTTAAGCCTGAGTATCAAATAGTTGAAAAAGAACATCCTGAATATGCAGATTGCACAGTAAGGGATAATGGTATTTTTCGCTACAAGAAAATAGGTGACTGTTTGTATGAGCATAAGAAGAACTGGGGTTTCGCTAAGTTCATCTCTATTATGCAACTCCTTAAGGAAGAAGGTAAGGGTGGGCAACTACCCTACCTTTACCTTGCTGACATAGAAAAAGCAAAGGTTTTAATTGATGTCTTTATGAAAAAGTTTGTTAGTGATATTGATGATGAGGTGATATACCCCGTGGCACGAACTATACAATTAGTAGAGGGGGCACCGGTTCCTTTCTAATGGATATCCTAACTAAAAAAGGTCAACGCTCATTAGAGTATGAAAGAATCATGTTAGAGAAAATACGATTTCATATTTGTAAAAATCACAAATCTGATTCTTATTTATTTGAGACAGATAAGAATACAAGTGCCAAGGTAGATGGTGTTATTGTTAAAAATAATACACTCGCTGGGGTGTTTGAGTCTAAATGCAGAGATTTAAGTCTTATGGAATTGCGTAAATACGGTTCATGGCTTATCACTCTCGATAAAATACTTGACGGGAAAAGACTATCTGAAATGCTATGTGTTCCATTTATGGGGTTTCTTTATTTAATTAAAGATGAGATTATTTTATATTGGAAGATTACTGATGAGCATGGGGATTTTCTTTTTGATTTTGAGGTCAGAAAAACCAAAACACAAAAAACAATCAATGGTGGGGTTGCACATAGGGCAAATGCGTATCTACCCATTGAGAAAGGTATGGAGCTATTATGAAGAAAATGATTTGCACGGCAAAAATTAAATACACAAGGCATGAGGTACAGCTACATGTAAATGCGCTAAAGATGGCCCTTTCCAATCCGTCCTTGGCTAATTATCGAGGTAGGTATCAAATACTCTTAGATGATATGAGGAGGATTGAAGATCAGATGCTTGAAAAGGAAAACGATGCGCTTATCAATAGGGATAAGGATGAGCAGTCAGTAGAGGGAGATGTGATACAAAATGCGTAATACTACAAGAAGAACTACGAAAGAAGGATATGATTCTATAGAATACTTATATGAATGTGAAAAATGCGACAACACAATCTGGTCTCACTCTAAGAAATTATTTACTGTATGCTCAAAATGTTTTGTAAATCAAGTAAAGAGCAGAATGAGGATGGCGCTATGAAAAACCCCAACAATGTTAAACGTGGACGTAGAGCACGCCAAAGAGGGGCTGAGTTACAAAGGCAAGCTGTACGAATGGCAAAGGATATTGGACTCGAGGCTTTTAATAGAGATAGAGGTGGAGCACAACATGAGCAAGGAGATATAGAAATTGAAGGACATTATTATGGTTGTAAACGCAGAAAGCAAATAGCAAAGTGGATGAAACCAGAAAAGCAAGAAGAGGGTGTGGTGATTAGAGAGGACAGGGGAAAACCATACATTGTATTGGACTATGAATATTTTATTAACATATTGGTGATTATGAAGGAGTTGGCAGAATGAGCACAGCATATAAAACTTTAAAACAGAGAGCGTTAATAGGGATGTATAAAAAACTATTGAAGCAGGGTAAGATTCAGCAGTCGGGTTCTGCATATCGCAGAATGAGGCAGTTGGAATTAAAATATCAACAACAAACGAGGTGGCTTGGTGTCAGATATCAAGAAAGTATGACAGATGATCATGCGTTGGCTAAATTGATAAAAACAGAAGACCTGAACTAAGCCATCTCATAAATAGGAGGCAATATGGCCGAATACAAAATGAAAGACAGCAATTTTAAGCTGTGGAAAAACAAGTACAAAGAAGATGGCGATAAAAAGCCTGACTACACCGGAAACGGAATGGTCAATGGAGAGAAAAAAGATTTCTCTTTGTGGATCAATGAGGATGATAATGGACAAAGATACCTCTCCGGTCAGTTTAAGGAGCCTTTTAAAAAGAAGAATAGCCCTTTTTAACTTGGGTTGATAATAGGGGGGCTAGCGCCCCCTTATTCTTTATAAAATATTTAGGCGATAGTTATATCAAAAAATATTTTTTATCGCTTTAAACGGAAATATAGAGGGGGTTTTTTAAGTAAGATGTTTGAATTTTGTAGTAAAAGAAATAGGTCGTGTGGTTTTTGTGCAAAATCGTACTATAACCCAGAAAAACAAAAAAATGATAACGAACAAAGTTTATTTTGTGGTATTGCAGGTGGTTATAACACTCTTGTTTCTAACTTACCAGACTGTTGGCTTACCATGACCAAGAGTCAGCGAAGCACATTCACAAAAAAACAAAAACAAAAATATTTAGAAATGAAAATTAAAGGGAGTAGGTGATGGATATCTTAGATGACTTTCCAGAAGAAGAAAAAATGATGAAAGATGAAAAAGCTACGGAGTTATATAAATTGATGAGAAGATTACAAACGGGGGCGATTGACCTAAACAACTATTATAGAAGACTTGCTGTGTTCTGGGAGGGAGAGGGTTTTCCAGAATGGGCCGATGAGGCAAAGGCAAAGATTAAGGATTAGATCTTTTTTCTGCTTTTCTTTTTGCTCTCTCAAACTGAGCATCTATTCCTATATCCTCAATATAAAAGACATCGCTAGGATTAGACCTGTTCCAAGCATCAATCATTTTATAGGCTTGAATTGATTTACCCTTTTGCATTAAGTCTAGTATTCTTGACTTAATAACACCCCTTCTGTACTTCCTATAGCTTTCTCTTTGTCCGGGGGTTTCAAATCTTGTTGCAATTCTTCTGGGAACTGTTCCTAATAACGGTGCTAAATACTTTACAGACCTTTTTCCAGCACCCATACCATAATCTTGCATATCCTTGTAAATTCTTTGCATGGCATCTATGCCCTTTAATGCGTCTTGCACTATCGCAGGTTTTAAAAGAAACTCTACGGCTCTAAATTTATTTTCACTAGCTACAATATCTGCTATAAAACCAAATGCTCCAACAGAAGAAACGTGGTCAAAGAAATCAGACATTGTAAACTGAGACATGTCTACGTTAGAGTCAGCACCATAGTCATCCATCTTGGTTCCCTTTGGCAGTCCCGGTATAAATAATCTATTTTCATCGTACACCCTTTGACCTGTTGGCAGGTTACTTATTCCGTAATCCTCACTTGTGAGTAATTCATTCAGCGCTTTCTTCGACCAAATTACAAAATGGGAGCCCCACATTCCCCCAACTCCCAAACGGAGAATAGGCATTAAATTACCGCGCATAAACTCCGCAGATAGTGTTTCCCTTATCCAATTAAACTGCCTTATGCCAAACCTCTTAAATAAAACAAAAGGCCTAAATCTAGGGTCATTAAAAAACAACGGATCATTGAGAATATTTCTTTGTAATTGGGTATCCCTAGAAAACTTATACATTGTTTCTAATGTTTGACGCTCTGTTAACTGTTTTGTTTTTGGGTCAATCCCAAGCTCTTGTAAGCTTTTTCTTGCCCAATTCCTTCTCCATCCCACCCTGCTATTTCTAGCCTTGAGTAAGGCGTTAGTGTACTCACGGCCAGCCGCCGCCGCAACAAGCTGGTTTACCTTGTTCATCTGTTGAAAGCCAAGTTTAGTGGTAAAGTTTGCAAACTTACCCATAATAGAAGAAGATGGCTCTAACCCAGAAAGCATTTGAAACACAGAAAGAGTGCTAATGCCAGATTTTCCAACAAGTGCACGATACTCCTTACCAGATTTAGAAGGATTTGCAAGTTTTAAAATCCCCTTAAATGTATTGTAGTAACCAGCCTTGACTGCCGTAGAAATTAATGTTTGTGTTACATTTGGAATTGTCGCAAAGCCCAAACCAATTTTTGTACCAACCTCAAAGTCAACCAATCCCTTAAAAAAATTTTTTGCCCTAGGGTCTCCCCAGTTTTTTGTTGGGTCAAACTCTATCATATTAGTAAAAGAATCAAAAGCCTGATCCAGCAACTTTATTTCTCTTGCCAAAAGCACTTGCTTTTTGGGGTCAATAGTTTGGTTTCTTAAATTAACCAATGTTTCTCTCTGAGTCATAAACCATTCGTTCTTTGGCCCAAAAAACTCAACGTGCGCTATTCGTTTACCAGCATCAGATGCGTACTTGGTAAGAACTAACCTAGCATCACGCTCATAAAAATCATCAGGCAACTCAGCCTTTCTTTTCTTTTCTAGCTTGGAATGTACTGAGTACCTTTGCTTATAAACAGTGTCTCTTAACTGCATCCAAGCTTTAGCTATTGCCTCATCCTTAGACAAACCTCCGTTCTCTTTTTTTTGAAAAAACCCTTGTAAATGGCTTAAAGCTTTTTTTGTAATACTGCTTAGCTTTACCCTATCAGAGCTGTATATATCATTTACTTTTTTTGTAATGTCTGGCAATTTATCCATAGATGTACTATGCAACGATATATCCTCGTTTATAAATTTAAAAATATCATTTCCTATTTTATCAAGATATCCTTGCTTTATGTGGTTTGGAAAATAGTTTTTTCTATAATCCATAACAGGAACCCCGGCTTTTTTAGCATCTCGATATATCTCATCAAGGACAGATCTTAAGTTCTTGACATCTTTATCGCCTTGTCTAGCAATATCACCCATTCTCCTACCTAAATCTTCAAAATATTTTTTTGCTTGCGATTCAGTTCTTATTTTTTTCTTTCCCGTAGGTGTGTCAACAACAAAGGTGCCAAGCAATTTAGAAAAAATGCCGCCACGATATAATTTATACTCTTGTAATTTTTGCAAGTATGTTCCAGTTTTTGTTATTCCCCTAGCGTCAGCTTTATTTATTCTGTCTACTATCTCAACACCGCCGGGAGAAATTGCCCTGTTTTTTACCTGCATCAAAAGCTCACCATACTTTTTTAGATATGCAGTTGCCTTTCTTTGTGGAATCAAGTAATCCTCATAACCTGCCTGCTTAAAAGTCTTGGCGATTTTCTTAGTTAGTGATTGCTTTCGTAAATTATCAAGGACTTTCACCTTTTCAATATCAGTTAATTGAGACCAGCCAGTTTTCCTAGACTCACCAACTTTTCTTCCAATAGAGCCCTCTATTTCAGCTTTAAATTCTTGGTCGGATAATTTAAGCTTGCTCTTCCTACCAAAAGCCTCTTTTTGCCTTGCTTCGTTTATTTTGTTGCTGTCTACCTTCCTTCTTGAAAATTTTCTTTTTGAAAACTCAGAACCAGTCATTTCAATTTCACCAGTTGCAACATTATCTTTCATAATCTTTGCTTTTACTCTTGTGGCTTTTTTTCCAGCTCCTTCTTGAGGCTTTATAAATTCAACATTGGTTATTTGAACACCGTCTTTATCTGTAAATATTTGAGATTTTCTTTGAGCACTGTACTCAACCTCAGCTCTCTGCTTGGCATATTCTTTTGACGTAAGGGGCAATTTCTCAAGACCGGCCAACTCCATTGCCTTACTTGGTAGTTTTTTAGCAACATACATTCCACCTATAACCCCAGCCGCATGAGCATAGTCTTCAACTCTGGGTAGCCTACCCTCAAATAAACCAGTCATTGTTCCAAACTCAGCAGTTTCCACCGCCTTAGTTGCAAATGATTTAGTTGTCGAACTGAGAGTAGAATCAAATATTTTTTTATTTACAGCGTTTACGATTGGCTTCGCTGTAGCCGGAGGAACAGCACCCATAATAGCACCTTGACCAACATCTAGTAAAGTTTGAACAGCGTCTATATCTCCCACCCCTACTTTTTGACCTAGAGCAGATTGTAAACCGCTATAAAAACCCAGCCCAGTAGCACCCTGTGCAATCTCTGCATATAATTTATTACTTACCTTTTTTCCTGCCTCCGCTACTGCCTGCTCTGCAATATCTTTCTTAATATTGTTCTTCATTAATATTTCAGTTGCTTTTCTTGCATTGCCCTCAACAACAGTCTCAACAGACTCTCTGGCTATCCCCTTCTTTAAAGGTTCCCTGACACCTAGCTTTATAGCTTCAATAGCAGATTTTTTAGCACCAGCCCTAACAAGACCACCAGCTACCCCACCACCAAAAGCAAGAGTAGCGAAGTCTGTTGGTGTTAAAAATGAAACAAGAGAAGCTGTAATGTCTCCTAGAATACCCTTGTCTTCTGTGTCGTATTTACTAAGATCAAATTTCTTTTCACCGGTGGCAAGTTCATAAGCCAACCCCTCTAAACTATTGTTATAACCTTCTTTTACCCAAGGATGTAGCCAGTTTCCCGGTATAAAACCATACAAGTCTTCATCCTTGGTAGACGTTTTTATCTCATCTACCAACCCGGCTGTAGCCTTGGGTATGTAGGGGCTAGTATCAATAAGTGGTTTGTTTACAGCTTGGTCGTTTCTATCTGAAAAATATTGAAGAGTGTTTGCAGAGTTTGCATAGGTTTCTTGATCGCTAACGGCTAAATCTAAAAGCTCTGCAAAAGAACTATATGTTTTGCCCTTATCAACCATAGATATTATTGAAGTAGATTGTTGAAGTATTGTTCTAAATCAGATATGGTAGAAAACTTTTTTCTTTTTAAAAAAGATGCGGCTGTTGATTTGATATTCTTATCCCTCACACTTTTAGGACTTTGAATATCTTTTGCCATCAATGCTTGGGTTAAATTAGAAAGAACCTGTCTCGCTTCTTGTAACTTAGATAGCCTTTGCTCCCTAGACAACCTGCCTCCAGATTGTCTTATTTGTTTATTTATATTTTGTATCTTTTTAAACATTCCATTGATTTGGGTATTGTATTCCATAGCATTGTTAAAGTCAACCTTATTACCCTTAGCATCTTTTAAAGAAGTATTTCTTAAAGAGTCAATAGTTACGGCTTCTGTTTTAGGAAAAAGTTCAGCACCGCGAGCTTGTTCTTTTCTCCTCTCAATTACCCTATCAACAAACCTGCCATCCCGTGCCTGAGCTTGTTCAACAACAGGTGGAAGAGTTGGAGTTTCGGGGCTTGGCTCTATTTCCTTTTTATCCTCCATCCTTGGAGCGTTCCCCTCGGGGTAAAAACCAGTTGTCTCTCTTACGCTAGCAAGGATATCATCAACGTCCTGATCTGTAATTTCAACACCGGTTTCCATTTCAGTAGCGCCTTCCATCGCACCTTTTTCATAGGGCTCCCTATCGTCAACAACCTGATTATCCGCAACAACCGTATCTTGCCCCTCGCCCTCATCAAACTCAGCAACAATCTGGTCAAATTCCTTTTCTTGATTAACAATATCTTTTAACGTTTGATATTTTTCATAACGCTCAGTACTAGATAAACCAGATAAATCATCGTAAAGCATTTCAGCAAACATACCATCTTCCCCAGCCTTAGATAGCATATATGCTTGATTTTCAGAAAACCAGTCAGTCATCTCCTTATTCATAGCCTCACCAGCTTCTCTTTTTTTAGCAGTTGCAACTTCAGGATATCTTAAATTATTATCTTCTATAAACGAACTTAGCCTTTTGTCAACCTCATCAAGATTTTTTTTTGCCAGATTGTATGAACGAGTTCTTTTTTGTAAATCTTGTTGCATTATTTGATTGTCTCGCCAGCCACTTATAAGTTTGTGTGTTTTCGATGTACGGTCATAGTCTGCAATTTCATATAGACTTGCCTCCGCTTCTCTAAATGCTGTCCCTGCATTTTCCCGTAGCTTGTTCAAGCTTTTGTATTTACTTTTCACGCTAAAATCAGCATCATCAAGAGGAATTATTTGACCGCTTTTTTCTAATAAAGTTGCTTTTAGGGTTGAAAGTTCTTTGTACTTACTAGACAAATCCTTTTCATATTCGGTTCCCCTATAATCAGACAACATACCTTCCATCTCTGTAAAAACTTTATTAATGTCTTCATACCTAGAAAACTGATTTTTAAACGGAGTTACCGCTATATCTTGATATCTGGAGATAATGTCATCATAAGCATTTTCAAGATTAACAGAATTTGAAGTAGCGTCATTCAATGCTGTTACATTAAAGTTTTTAAACTTTGGGTCTTGTAAAAATTTTTGAAGATATTGCTGTTTATGAGAAGCCTTATCTAGGCTATTATATATCTTCATATGGTTCTCAAAATCTTGCTGAATTAATGAATCTTCATACTTTATTTTTTCCCTTTCTCGTGCATCCTGATACCTTGTCTCTGCCAACTCCTGCTTTTCACGTGCCAGTTTAACACCTTCAAGCTGAGCATAATAATCCGGCAATCTAGACAAAAAGTCTGCAAGGCTAGTGTCATACTGCCCGGGACGCATAGCTTGTTCCCTACTATATATACTTCTAGTTCCGTTAGCCATTATGCGATTTGACCAGTTTGAGAGTCTTGAAAAGATTGCATATCACCATGAAAATTTGGGTCTCCCCACCCCGGCGGCCCCATAATCATTGTATTCCAATCTTCTTTACTTAAATATTTATTCAGTCTTAATGACCAGTAGTGCGGTTCTCCACCTACTGTTATCTCAAATGAAGGCAAATTAACACCCCCCTTGTCAGTAGCCACCTGTAGTGTAGATGGTGCTGTGGCAAATTCAGGCATGCCCCCCTCTCCTTTCTCAGAAATAGTAGCTCCCTCTTCAATTAAACCAGCAACCTGACCTTCTAAATCAGACCTAACATCTTCTCTAAATTGTTCTACGCCCGCTTCAAAGCCTTCTTGAATATCTTGTCTTTGTTGACCGGCTTGATACGTAGCCGCACCCAAACCTAGGCCTGTTTGCGCTGTAGCCATTGCTGGTTGACCAGATAATCTCGAAAGGGCCTCTGTACCCTGAGTAGCCATTTCGGTTATTGGGCTTGTGTCTACATCAGTAATCAATTTTAATTGATCTGGGGTTAGGTTATACTCATCACCTAATAAACTAGCCTTGTCAAAACCTCCTCCATATTGAGTGGACTCTGCCCCTTGCGCTAATACCGATGCTTCTCTGTCGAGTGCTCTTTGCGCTACTTCTTTCCTACGTTGCCTTATTCCAGCTCTCATCTCTTCTCCGATAGTAGGAGTAGGAGTTGAAGCTGTATATCCATAATTTCCCGGTATGTTGCTATAAATTGTATCAGCGGTTTGGTCATAATCCATAAAATCATCGCCCGGTACATAACCGCCATCTTGAAAGTTTATATTTTTTAAAAGCTGAGTGATCTCGAAAGGATTACCTTCTATTCCCTGAGCAAAAGGTGGCGGGCCAATAAAAGATAGTAGTGAATCGTCTGAGATTGGCGCAAATGTTCTTTCTGCGATTGGCGTAAATCCTTTGCCTAGACTTGAAGGAACTGATAGAGCATCACCACTTAGACGGCTATATGACTGTAGTGGTTGGTCAAAAATATTTTTAGTCAAAACCTCTCCTTGCACTGGGGCTTTGCGTAACTTTCCTGCAACTTTACCGTAGAGACCTTTACCTAGCCCAGAAACACCTGCCATCAAACCAGCCTTAATCCCTGATTTCAATGCTCTTTCTCCCATGCCTGAGCGGTAGTCAGATCCAGCACGACTCACATCAGAAAAAGCATCTTGAGCATACACAGTACCCTTTCTATCTAATTTTGTTTTTCCCTTTCCATATCCCAATTTTTGACCTAATAAACTACCACCAGCAGTCCCTAGTCCAGCCGCAAGGGCTAGTCCCAGTGGCCCGGTTGTAGCTACTAATGCTGAACCAAGTAAACCACCAGCTAAACCACCAATAGAGCCAAGTAAGCCACCTCTCTTTTGCCTTTTAGCCTCTCTCCTTTGGGTTTTTGCAATTTGAGATTTATCGTACCTCCTTTGCTTTGCTCTTCTTACTGCGGTTTTACCCCTTGAAACACGACCTCCGGTCTGCATCATGCTTAATAAATTATTATTTTGTATATTGGAAGGTTTATAACGCATAGTATAATTCCTTTAAATTTAATAAAACTTTTATCATATAACCACCTTTACTCTCCACACAGATGTTACATACCAGTCTATTTCTCCCGATGGGTCTGTACTCGCATCTACGTTGATTGCAACCTTATCACCAGCCTCTACCTTTGGAGCATTGTTCCAGTCTGACTCATTAATAGTAATAAGAGTGTCGCTAGCTAAGGTTGTAGTGTAAGTAAAGGTCGCTACCGTATCCACAGTTGTATCACCATCATCCTGCTTAACAAGTGTAAAAGTAAAGTCAGCGGAACCAGCAGATAATGTTTCGGGCCTAAACAACATCTTGTAACAACTCATATTAAAGGGTGTAAGAAAAGCAGAGGTAGATGAATTCATTGCTGTTTGCTCTCCTGTTCCCTGCCAAGGAATGTATATGGTAGAAGTACCAATGTCATCTGTAAAATTGTGCATAAACACACGATAGTCAATAAATTCCCTCTGGTACTCAAGTGCATTAGTGGTAAGCTTTTTATCAACAATTTGATTCCCATCAGCAGACATATACACCTTCCACAGCTTCCCAAATCTTTTTCTATAAAGCGCCAATAGACTATTAGATTTTTTTTCAATCGCCACCTGTCCCTCTAGCATCGTGTCCATAGATGGGGTACCACGAAATTCTACAGTATCTTGTTTACTATTCATTAACTTTCTTAATTCTCGCTGTGTTAACTTCATCAAGTAGCTTCTTTTTGTGATATGATTCTGTGCTGAATACTCATATCATTTATTTCAAATACTCCCGCACTGGGAGATGCAAACTTTATTTGTAAACTTTGGCAGGAAATAGTAGAAGACGGAGTTAGCGTAACTACATCCCACTTACCCGACGTATCAGCAAAGTTGCCCGTGAATGTTCCGCCACCATCCCCAGAAAAGTTTTGCTTACCATCTACCGCATAACTAAAAGGGGTTGTTTCGGCGCCATCAGATATATACGTAACAATTACCTTGTATATCTTTTTTACAATTCCGGGCGCACCAAAATCAATATCGGCAGTGTAAAACTCTTGCCCAGTTTGAGAAAGACTTACGGGTAATACTTTTTTAAATTCTACATCAGAGCTACCGTCATACACTCCGATAGAAAGGTTATTGTTAAAATCTGTAATAAAATTAGTGTGGTAGGCGCTATCCGTAAACATTCCTGTATTGTAGGCCCACCCACCACTGTCAAAATCATATATAAAAGCTTGATTGGAGTTAGTCGATGAATCATTAGGACTCCTCATCATAACAAGGGAATTACTTATAGGATCGTAACCAATCATAATATCTTTAATAAGTGCAGAACCACGAAACCATGTATTCCAATTAATATTAGTACCGCTAAAAGCAGAGACACTAATAGCTATTTTTCGATTTAATAAGTTGCGAGTAGTAGAACCATCATATAAATGACAACCCTCATCAGACACCCAGACAATTCCATATGGGGTTTTTGTAACACTAAACGGGTACTGAACACCAATATGCCTTATCGTATCTTCTAAATACCAACTAAAAGGACTTGGGCTTGCTATATTAACTACATGAATCAAATTATGTTTAAATGCTAAAAGTCGGTCTGCGTAATACTCCATTGCGGTGTATTCACCATAATCTGTAATAGGTACATCTACAGTGTTTTGTGGCAAAAACGTATCAAACTTTCCAATCTCACTGTACATTATCCTATCGCCCTTCTTTTCTACTTCTCCACCCTTAGCACGCTTTTTTACGTTAGCAATAAACGTTCTGCGGTTAGCAATCACCCCAGCTTGATACCCCTCATTTTCACCGCCTACTCCTAAGAAAGCCAACTCAGGGCTAAAGCCATTAATACTTTCATATGTGTCAAGATTGGGTGATTTGTTTTTAGCGGAAGCGGGAATCACGTAATAGCCCTTTCCGGTCTGGTAACTCCACATAGAGTGATTATCAATTAAGTTGGGTCGTACACCCTTTACAATGTCTAAGTCTTGAACAAGGATTAAATCCCCCTCGCCACCTTTAAGCTTTGCATATATCCTACCGCCTGTAATCCTGCCATTATACGCTAAGTCCGCATATACAGAAATCTTAAATCCTTGACCATCTTCTAGGCTAACCTCAAAAGCCACAATCGTAGCGGCACCATTACCAAATTGCACAGGAAGAGACTCTTGGTTGTTATCATAAACAAAGGTTTGATAAAATTCATATGTACCAGCACCCCAAGACCCTCCATCTACTGCGGTTACACCAATATTCCAACCTACACCCCTTTCAATGATTGGCGATTCATTATCCGCAAAATCAAAAGGTGCTGTTCCGTCAGGCAAAGCTCCTCCATATGCACGTTGATATGTCGCAGAGCCAAGTTTGGAGTTATGTCCTTTTTTGCAAAATAAAAACTCTTTTGGGTATTCACCCAAATCTCCAACTCCACCACTCGCTTCCTTAATAGATATAACCTCCCCAACCCTAGCGGTTTCGGTAAGGTCTACGCTAGAATTATCATCAAATTTAAAAAGTTCAGCAGTAGCAGAAACATTACCATTAACATGAACATCATATCTAGTACCACCAACCTTACCTTGTTTATGTATTGCTACCCCTCTATAGTTCTTAGGGTCAGAACCGTGTTGTTCGTAGTAATTACCAGCATGTGAGTTAGTATGACTATCGCCATCACTCGTACCAAGGGAATAGGTAAATGCACCAGCAAGCCTAGGTGGGCTTAAACCAACTCGATGCTCTTGCCATTCTGCGAAAACCAATCCAGTGCCTAGGTTGAATTGCGTTCTTTGAATATATCCATACCACTTAATCCGTGTTTGGTTTTCGGGATTAACGTCACGAGCACGCAAAGTACCATCTGCGTACAGATACATATACTTAGCATTGTCACCTCGAGTAGTAGGATTGATTTCAGCCGCCTGCCAACCACTATTTTTTGTAGCGTAATTAGACACAGCGTTATTTGACCATATATCTATTCCATTAGCACTGTCTACATCGCCCAAAGCTATTAACTTGTCTCCGGTCTGACCAATCACCCTAATTTCAGGGTCTCCACCTGATGTCAGAGCTGAAATAACCTTCCCCTTTAAGACATAATAAATATCTTGATCTCCAAATGTTAGCGTAGTCCCCCCTGTCAATGCACCATCTAGCTCTTTAGAAATTTCAAATGTAGCAGGGTTAGAGGTTTGAGTAACGGAAGTAATATATACATCAGACCCAATAGTTCCACCACTTACAGATAGCCCAGCCACAAGGGCTGTATTAGCACCATCCATAATAATCGTAGTCGCTTCATCTTCAATACCACCTGATTGAACATTATCTGTAAAAGTGGTACCGGACGCTTCTCCCGTATTGAGGGTGCTCACAACATCTGTTACTGTATATACCCCATCATTGCCTCCACAACCAGTGATTTTTACATTATCACCAATTTTAATTAGAGAGGAAGTATAAATAGTACTATTAACAGAATTGGCCCCGCCAACTAATTTAAGATGTTGCTGTAATGGAGCTGGCATCTACTATCCACCACCAATCGCAGGAGGCACATCATCATCATCCTCAGAGCCAAATCCAGCATTAGCAACAAAATTAATATTTCCTACACCAGTGCCTAAGACTAAAGCATTACTACTGCCGGGATGTTTTGTATCTGTAATAGTGTATGTTGCATCGCGACCCTGATCAGCCTCAAAATAAAACAAACCATAGCCACCAGCACCCGCAATAGATGCCGCCCTCTCTACAATATATTGAGGGAGAGTAGCCGAACCATCTGTATCTTTTGAATGAGCATATAGACCACCAGCAGTCTTGATTTTTCCCAAGGCATCAATAGACATATTGACAATGCCAGAGCTTTCATTTTGCGCAATGTCTCTAGGGTCTTTACGGTTGTTCATTCCTCCAGACCAATCTCGAATGGTTAACATCCGTTTAGGCATTATGCACCTATTTTTTTATACAACACCACTTTAATTATTTTCCATAACGCTTCTAGTATTGCTTTTTCAGTTTTTTCACTAATTATTGGGATATCAACTGACTTATTAATTTCATCAATAATTTCTTCACCTGTTTGATCAGATAGTAATTCATCTGCTATCATTTTAATTAACATTATACGAACCTCATTATTATGTTTACGATTAGAGGAAAAGTAACAACAGCTACACTTCCCCAGACTTGCATTTTAGCAATATCTGTTTCATGTTCAGCTACTTTTCCATTCAACTTTTCTAAATGTTTTTCAACCCGAATTAAAGTATTAAAAATAGTCTTTTGCCTCTCATCTAACTTAACCATCATTCCATATAAATCTTCTTGGCTTCTTCTCAATGTTTACCCCCGCCATTTAACCTTCCAGACATATAACTAATTTTATCTGACAAATCATCTACCTCTTTCATTAAACTCTCGTGACGGCGAGAAGAAGAACCCTGTTGATTTTCTGACTCTCTTTGAATTCGGTCGAGTAATTTGAGCAATATAGACTCAACGTTGTTTATTATCTCTTCGGCTTTTGCTTGGCTTACTGCTAAGTTATCTAAGCTGTCTGATTGTGAGGTTTGGCTCTTCATTAAATTAACCAGCATGTATCCTAAGAATACTACACAAAACCCACTCGCGCCCAGCGTCATATAACTATCTAATATTGTTTGTGTATCCATCTACTTTCGCTTTTTCTTACCCCAACTTAACGGGTTTATATTAAACTCTTTTTCATAAAATGCTATTTTCTCTGCCAGCTCTGCTCGTTCAGACCGTTCCTCCACGATATGTTTATTAAGTAAATCCCCAATTTGTTTATTAGCCTCAGACATCTTATCTTCAAGCTCTGTGATTCTTCCCACCAGTTGCAGAAAGCAGTATACGAGCGATCCACATAATACCAGACCTTGTCCAAGCCAACGAAGATTAATAGAAACGACTGCGTTATCATCAACCACAGTCCCTCTATAACTCCTTGCAGTTTTAATCTCATCACTCATGGGCCTTTACTACATCCTCAAACCGACCATGTATATAACACCAATTTTGAGTACTGTACATTCTTTGATGATAGTAGTGCATTACAGAATCAGTATCTAGAACTTCTAAAAACACCGTATTAATTGTTGTGTCTGCTGGAGTTAGTTGAACCCCTGCGATACTCCAACCCTGACTGCAATTTGCCATAATAAATATACCGAAAGCCAATATTGTAGCTCGTACTAACAATTTCAAAATCCCCATTTTTTAATTTGCGAACCTTACGATTCATTAATTACTTAGAGCCAAACACCTTTGAAAAGAAACCTTTCTTCTTTTTCTTTCCCTTTCCAACCATTTTCTTACCCTTCTTCTTCTTTTTCTTTACGTCTTCAGCAAGAACAATTTCTGTTTCTACTGGTTCTGCTGGTTGATTTATTACTGGGGTCGCTATTAATAATAATGTAAGTATTGTTTTCATTCTGATTTGTTCCATTTAGTTGAGTTGTTTTTATAGTTAATTACCTCTGAATTTGTATACACTACGAATGTGGCAGGTAGGGCATTTAATTCAGCTAGTGTAAAATCTGATTTAATAATACATTCGGAATCATCTTTCGCGTAAGTAGGTGCAAAATAATTTGGATGCCTTTCAATTAAGTCACTTAACTTTGCTTGATTAGTGACTTCTTTTTCATCATCGTCTAATGTAATCCAGTCATATCTATCTGTGACTCTTTTATTTTTGGATGTAGTTGTATTATTAAATTTTATATAATGTGTGTATTGACCAAGCATCTTAACTCCTACTATTATGTGCTTTATTTTGCTTAATATCTGCTAAACTTAATGTGCTATTGTATATTCTAAACTCATCTATTAAGCCTTTGAAATAACCTGTTGTGCCTCCTGCATTTGTTGTCCTTGCACCAAATACAAGATTTGACAGTATAGAACCTATACCTACATTTCTATCACCAGTTGCAGTTCCAAGAGTTCCCGATTTTTCTACAGCCCCATTTATATACATCACATAGGCGTTACTATTTAATGTAACTGCTACATGATACCAAGTATCTACTACCAAAGTTGTAGTTCCATCAATCCTTTCATCAGATGTAGTATGGTTATCTGTCACACCAAAACAAAGTTTAGAGTTATTTATTCCAAGATTAAAAGGTATGTGAGTTCCACTACCATCGGGCATATCGTTGTTATCAGTTTGGGTTCTTAATTCGGCAATAGTATAATAGCTTTGATAATTTCCTGAATCATTACCAGTTACTTCAAAAGGTTTAATCCAACATTCAACAGTAAGGTTATCATCAAGGGCTTGAAGTGAGCTATCCACCTGAGTGCTATTGTATATCATTACACTATCAGAGCCATTAAAACGTAATCCGTTTGAAATTTTGTCTGTAGTAGATAAGGCAAAACCTAACCCATCTTTACCTGAAGTTAATCCTTCTGTTAGTAATACTGTTTTTACATTGCTTGGAGTAAGGTGATTACTATTTGTTGATAAATCAGTCCATTGATTCGCACCTTCATTCTTCCAATAACCTTGTAAGTCATCACTAGCTACATTAGTAGCATCATAAGGCACTCCACTATTATATAAAGTAGATACATTCGAGCTAGTTAAAGAACTGTCCCAAACTGCTACTTCATCTATTATAGCACCTTCAGGTTCATATCCGTTGCTTGTATGGTCAAATCCACCAATTAACAATTCAGAGGTGGTAGCTGTTACATCTACTGTCGTAGGAGCATTTGCTTGGCTACTGTCATGGTTGGCTGTAGTTTGAGCTGAACCATTTAAATAGACTTGTACATAGGGGCTACTCCCTGAACCCACTAAAACTATATGATAAAATCTATTTGGCGATAAAACTATATTCCATCTATTAAAACTGCTATCAATATATGGGTGAGGGAATGAGTATAACCTTCCGTCACTTTCTAAGACAGTAATTGATATTTCTTCATTATACCTAAGGTAATAACTATAACCACCACCACCAAAAGATGCTCCTGTATAAATCCAAGCTGATAAACTCCATGTAGTTCCAAGAGCAGGAGTTCCTGTTCCCCTTACGAATGAGTAATTGCTTCCATCTGCACCTGTGCCTTCTGTACTGTAAAATACATCTCTTGAGCGAACTAAAGAAGATTGAAATCCACCATCTTCACCAGTTGCCCATGTTGCTCCAACTAATTCACCGTGATTATTGTTTCCCGATGTGTCTATTACCGCCTTGCCACTTCCTTCTTGCATAGGAAGATTTACTTTTAAATTTGATGCAGAAATTCCAGTTGGTAAGGCTTGTTCAGGAGCTTCATAAATCTCTTTAATTTGGGCAAGGGTAAGTTCTGCAGAATAAATCCTAAAACTATTCATCAGCCCAGTCCCATAATTAGTACGCTCTTTCATAATTGTCAAAGCCCCACCTACATTTTCCATAGCAGTATAACTTCCATCATCTGCACCCCCAAGTGTTTGAGACTCAGCGTTAAGGTAAATCTTCATCCCTGAACGATTACCAGACCCATCATAAGTAGCTACTATATGAGTCCACCTCCCCACATATTGATTGAAAGTTGCCCCTGCTACATTGACGTACCGACTGCCATTTGTATCCTCATCCCAAATATAGAAATCTAAGTTTGTGCCAGATTGTGTCAACATCCATTCAAAGTCACCACCATTTGACACGCCTTTTGTAGCAACTGTATAGCGATTTGCAGTAGTCATTTTACACCAAGCTGATACGCTAAATGGAGAATCGCTACTACTATCGCCAAAAGTAAAATCATCAGTATCAGGGATTGTAATGTAGTCATTACTTCCGTCAAAGCTTACAGCTCTTGCAGTATGAGTTGTTGCTCTTGGATAATCTAGGGTGCTTACTTCATTTGATAATCTTGGCTTGAATAGTGAGCTTCTTCCATATGCTGACGAAAGGAACGTAGCATTGTTATTTGTTCCATTATTGCTTGAAGTTGAGTCATTTGCATTGGATACTAATGGATACCAACTGATTAATCCCGATTTTAGTGAAGCCGATAAGTCAGCATAATTTTTAAACCTCAAGTCTAATAATTCATTTTGAGTAATAGCCCTATTCCAAAATCCTACATTAGCAATTAATCCTGTAAAATAACCACCTAAACTTGAGCCTTTAGATAAATGCCCTATTCGTAAATTATCTAACCCAGTACAATCGGGAATCCAATCTGCTTTATCTGTGCTAACTGAAAAAGTCTGTGGTGGCTTTGCACCATCAACAAATAGCTCTGGTTCTGTTCCATTGTGTCTTAGTGCAACATGATGCCATGTATTATTTATAAATGCTGGAGAATCTGTTTTAACCTCCCACCTATTAGACCCAGCATCTCTTAAAAATGCTCTTAAGTCGCCATCATCATCTTTTGTAAGTATTATAAACTCATCTGCATTTGTATCCCCAGCAGATATAAAATAACTTTCAGCAGATGTGATGTCTGGATTATTAAGCCAAGCACACCAAGTGCCTGTAGTTGTTCCGAGAGATGATATAACCCCATCAACTGTAATGTAGTCATTCCCATCAAAACTAGTACTCCCCTCAAGAAATAACTCAGGGGAAGTAGTCTTCATGTTAAAGTATTGTAAGAGGTTTTCAGTAATATATTTTAACTTAGTTACCGTTCCCCTGTATAAGGATAAACCTACACCAAGCATCGCCTAACCTAAATAAGCTATCACCGTTCCACTAGCTAAAGTAAAAGCAGTCCAATGCCCTAGGATAGTCATGCCTTGTGGGAATGTATTTGATGTGTCTATCGCATCTCCATTACCACCAGCAGTTCCAATGTAATTAGCATCTTTGGGAGTAAGGGTGGTGAATGTCGAATCAGCTAAGAACTGAATCGCTACAATGCTTTTTCCTGTTACTGCATCTGTAGAATCTTCAAATATTGCACCAGCTTGCCCCAGCGCTACATTTCCCGACTCTGATGCTGTAAATTTGTGTATACTTGCCATGTTATTGCCCTATTATTTTGTATCCGATTGTGAGGCGATAAGACCTCTCTACCTGATACACATATTTTGTTATTTTTTTACAATAAAACTTACCTCTCTTGATAGCATATAAGCAATCACACAACCCACCTATTTAAAGTCGGGCACCGCAACCGCTCTAGAACCACCAACCTTTGTACGCTTTCTTGTACCATACTTTTTTACTGCTAAGTCAAATCTTTTTTGATGTTCAGCCATCAGAGCCATAGCCACTTGTGAACCCCCAGCATCTTGTGATGCACCAGCTCGATCCATATATAAACATTTTTTTACATAGTCAACAATCACTCCATGAAACAAATTGTCAATATCTGGCGTATCTGTAATTGAAACAACTTTACGGGGATTGCCATAATAATGAAGAAGCAGACCATTGGTTACAGCATGATCAAAAGCTTGATACGCCTTACGGTCTGTGCGACTGGCGTTTGTTGAGTCGTGTGTTGTGACCAAGCCTAAATGGTCTCCACGTATAAAATATAAAGACCTATCTTCAGGATATTTAATATTGCTTGCCATTACGATGGTTCCTTTATTGCAGATTCAGATGTAATATCAAACATTAACGGTTCCCCATTTAACCCACGAGGTATACGAATATAATCACCGTCACTGTCCATAACGTCAACACGGTGTATTTTATTAATTCCCATTTCACTATCAGAGGAATCTTTTGCATTGTCTGAAATATCGTAGAACATTTGATTGGCTACGATATTGACCTTAGCCGACATAGATTTTTGTGAATACTCACCTAGCTCATTCAAAGCATCATTAATTAAAGAGATAATATATGCCTCAGGAGCATTAGGGAATACCTGCCTAACCCTGCTAATAATTTGCTTTACCGTTAAGGAGTGTATTGCCATTATTAAACGTCGTCTAGTATTGCGGCTACTTGCACTACAACAGTTGCAGAGCCTTGAGCGGTTGCATAGCCATATGTCCCATCTAAAGTGCAACTTCTGGCGTGTAAATCTTGAACAGTGGTATTTACTGGCTTTAGCATAATCATTTCTCCAGCTCCTATTATATTTATACCTTTTAAGTCATAAGCGGCTGTGCCAGTAATTAAATCAATGGCTACGCCTTCAGTTGCCACTGAGGATGTATTCTTAATTGCAATCCACTGTACTTTGTCCGATAGTGATACTTGAGCAAATTTACCAAGATAAGAATCACCCGTATCTAATAAATCTGTACTAGCGGTATTGTCTACAGACACTTGAGCATACAACCATTTATCATTAGCGTCTTTTGGTTCATAATCAAAAGAACCGCTCATGCCTGACCTTACATTATCCATAAAAATGCTACAACTCAAGTTTGCTATTGCTTTATCTGCCATTATATCCCCCTCATGTCTTTAATAATTGTAACCCCTTATCATAATCAGCTTGTAATTTAGCCTGCTGTTGAGCATAAACATTGTAATTACGCTGATTATTTTCAAGGTTTTGAGAATAAGTTTGCACCTCAGCATTAACCTGCGCACTATACTTATTTAATTCTGCTGAAAACTTAGATACAAGGTCGTCATTATTTTGCACAGCCGCCTGTAAATCTTGTGCTTTATTTTGCAAGTCCAGTGCCTGATCTTGGGCTTTATTAAACTTATCTACATCAGTTGCCTGAGAGGCTTCTTGCTGTGCATCTGCGGCATCCAACTGGGTCTGCCTTAATTCTACCTGCAAATCGGTGTTGTGCTTTGCAAGCTCTGCTTGAACATTAGCCTGATATCTGACATTTTCTTTATTGAACTCGTTTAACTCATTCTGTATGTCTGTATTGTAGGCACTTAGTAATTGATTCTGTTTTTGCAACTCAACAGAAGCCAACTCGGTATCTTCATTAGTTCCCAGTAAAGTATCAAAATTATTACCAGATCCAAAATTAACCGAGGTGCTAGGTTTTGTATATTGTGGTATATCACCACTAATATCTGCTTTAGAAATTGTAGAAACGTTAATAGGACTCACATTACTAGAACTAGCATCCGCATTACTGGCATCTGTATAAGACAAGGTAGCCAAACTGGGAGCACTTGGTGATGGTGCAGATATATTTAAATCCGTTTTTATCAAACTACTTAATTTATTACTAAGAGATTTAATAGCACCATACAAAGCTACAAGATACTCTGCTTCATTTGGAAAAGCTGTAATAGCATCTGCGCTGTATGCTACTGAAGGGTACGCAACCGCAGAATAAGAACAAGAGCCACCAGCAGGCAAAACATCTAAAGTGTTATTATCTATAAAAAATACAGGGTCTGTTATAGTAGCGTATGACATATCATCGGGGTCTGACGCCCTACCTTTTTGACTTGCAGAAACTCTTCTACAGGGTTGACTAATATCCCCATCACTCCTAAATACATTTAATATTTTTCCAGTAACCAATGTTTCAGCACTACCAGATGTAAACGTATTAGATGATGCACACAAAGGCAATAAAGAACTCGGTAGGTTGTTAATAATCTCTTTAGCACCATCTGTAAGAAATTGAGTAAGCTCCGTTTGCGTAGGAGCAGAACTGCCATCTATCGCAAGACTCGTTAAGGCTTCTACTTGTGCTTCAAACGTTGCCATTAAACGCTCGCTATAAACAATTCAAGCCCAACCGCATTGCCACCCGGATTAACTTTAATTGCCGCTAAATCTTCCAAGCTAGCAAATGATGGGGTCGTATCTACCTCACCCCTCATAAAATCATCTGGAGCGCCAAACATTAAACTTTTACCAGCTTCTAAAACAAACTGAGCATTGTCCGAAGCGCCAATCAAAGCCACTGTAACCGGATTAGTAGTTTCTGTATTAGTAATTCTAATATACCTTACATCAGCCACATCAAATGCACCATCAGACGTGCTAACCGCCGCCGCAAATGTTGCTATGGTAGTGCTTGCTGATGCGGGAGCGGTAATAATTCTTTTATAAATCTCATCAATACTAGCAACTTCAAATGTTCTTTTTGAGCCGTAGTCTTGATTTTCTAAAATAATATCTTCTTGTATTTTTACTTTTAATGTAGCCATTATTTTCCTATCTTTTTCATAGCCAACTTATGAGACTGTGTAAAGGTTTTACCTTTGTTCATCATACTAACCATACCCCTAATGTGTTTAACACTATGGTGCTTTGCGTGCTTTTTCATAGCACCTACTTGCCTTTGGTTTAAACCAGACATAGAAACACCTTTTATTTTTATAGATTTTTTAGTTGCCATAAATTTTTTTATTTCTTTGTGCGATATCCTCATCCATTGTCATTGAAGAAAATTCAATATCGGTTCTTTTGCCGATGTCACTCATCATATAAAGATTGGTGGTAAACAAAGACTTTGAAGCTTTACGGCCACAATGACGACAGTAAAACCATCTTTTAGGATTAGGTTGATTGCAATGTACACATTTCATAATAATTCTTTTGGATATTTCGGGAGCTGTCTTTTTTTGACAGCTCCCACAGTTAAATACTGCTATCCTTATTTATTCGGATTATACATCTAGCGAGTTAGCCATCTCTACATATTCAACAATGAATCTTAAAGCACCTGTGTCAGCAGTAAAATTACCACCACTTGAGGTTGCTGTAAAATGCACATCTGTATCAGCGGCTCTATAAGCATTAGCTAAAGCCCCCATTATTGCAGTCCCACCTAAACCGGCTGTTAAGACATCATCAGTTGATGTTCCAACTCCAGCCGCTACTGATGTGGCTGAGGCTTCAAGACAATCTGCGTCAAGAGTACCAGTAAACTGAGTACCTGCCGCCGCTGTCCCTGCGCTAACACCAACATTTCCACTTGCCTGAGCAAGAGCTTCTTCAACAATACAAGTTAACCTTGTAATAATCGAATTGGCTGGCACTGAAATAGCGCCTGAAGCAATAGTGGTAGCCGCAGTTCCATGTTTAACAACTTTAGACTTAACCTTAATAAGGTTTTCACCTGAAGCTAACGCTTGGGAGTTACTATTTGGATTTATTACATCACTTCTCATTTTACACGTCCTCCAAGTTAATCAAAGCATGAGTCTCAGGAAGAGAAACTTCAAGACCTGCCTCTGTAAGAATCATGTCTTTTCTCAAGTCTTCATCAGCCGCTTGCACATTTGTTTGTACTTGCGTATCACGATTCACACCGTTTCCAACCAGTGGTCGATATGAAACATGGTCAAGATCAACAAAACACATATGGCCAGAAGCATTGTTTCTGAACAATGGTTCTTTTACTAATGTACAATCCCCATGCACAGTTTCAATCTTCATTACCTTATGACCAAATGCACCTTTAGCAGACTCAAAATTGTATCTTGTCTCACCACTCATACTCAATTCTCCAAAACCTGAAATTTTGTTAAAATGTGATACGACTGGTAAAGAAGCTAAACACAACTTAGCACTGGAACCACCTCGAGCTGGGTCATACAATGTTTCAAATGCAGTAAGTAGACCATCATAGGTCAATTCGCTTGTAGCATATGAAGCCAAATAAGGAACACCTTCCGAGTAAGAACCAATAGTACCATCAGTAGTAGCAGTTCCATTAACTATAATGTTTCCCACTATACCTTCAGTATATTGAACCCCGCCTTGAGAACCTCTCATACCAAAGAGCATAGCCCTTTCGATATCAACTTTATGTTCACGAAGTTTCAAGTTCCAAAGACGTGCCCATTCATCAGCATAACCACGATACACTGTAGCACGTGCTGTGTTTGACATCTCACAAGCTGTTTTAAAGATTTGGGTGTAACCATAATCATTATCCATTTCTTGTGACCATACATCTGGAGCACCTGAACCTTGCTCATATGATGTTCCAATTACAACACATTCACCATTATCATCAAGTGTTGTTGTACCACTACCAGCACTATTAGCAATGGTCTTTACAACAATAGTTGTATCAGAACTATTGTGGGTTACAGATTCTATCCTAGCTGTAGCTTGAGTGATAGCTTCTGTATCAGCACCGCCGCCTTTATTGACGTTCTGTGCAAATTGAACCACCATCCCTTTGATAAGCCAGTTAACAGCCGCTCCACCGCTAGTGTCAACAGTTAGCGATGTATTGCTTCCTGCCGCCGCTAAGGTTCCACCACCTTTTTGAAGAAAGCTTCTATCGGTCATAGAGACCTTTGTTCTATCTTCTAAAAAACGGAATTGAGAATCCGTTGTTGGAACTTTTCCAACTTTTGACAGGTATACAAAAAATGGAGACTCTTCAGGTGCTAAGTCAGCTACTCTATCACTAAAATCATATAATCTACGTGATGGAATCGTACTATCAATAACAGCACCCGGAGTATCAAATTTTACCTGTCCACTATTATAAGTAGCCATTTATTTTCTCCTAGTTAGTTATAAAACGTTATTTCTACCCCCAGAACTAACTATGCTATCCCACATTTTATCACCATCAGACCTATTTGGTGCTGATTGTCCTTGTAAAACGCCAGCCGTTCTCGGAGCTTGTTTTGCGGCGTTAACCGCTTCCATTGTGTCATTATTAGCAACCGATTGACCGTTTTGCATTTGCCAAAGCTTCACTAGGTTGTTTAAACCCACTTGCTCTTTGGGTTGGGTTGTAAACTGCATAAAATCTTGAATATCCCCATCGGACATCTTGTATTTACCACGCAATTCATTAACCGTATTATTCATCTGCATTTCAGCCTGCATCTGTTGCTGTTGTCTGGCAAGCCTCTCTGATACCATCCGGTTAACCTTTTGGTCAATCTTCTGATTGACAAATTTACTTGACTCGGATCCATCTTCTGTAAAAGCTTCCCAAGGATTAAAATCGTCTTTATTAACATTCGGTTCGTTTACTTTTTGAGCAGTGGGATTAGCTATACCATTTTCAAGGACTTGCACAAGGTCAGGTCTCTGCTCCAATAACTGAAGAATTTGAGCACCTTGTTGCAATTTAGCATTTTCGGCTTGTGACCGATCATACATAGACTGAAACTTCTTTGCTTCTTCTTCGTAATTGATTGAAGTAGTTGGCTCTGCAACTTCCTCTTGATATTCCGCTGGGCCGTCTAGGCCAGCGTTCTCTTGAATGATATCTTCCACATTCTGTTCATTGGCAACGGGTTGATTGTTTAACACGTTTTCATCCTGTTGTTCTAGTGTAGACATAGTTTTCTCCTTAGATGTCCTTAGGCCTCTGGAGCGGAACTGACTTTTCTCTGTACATCTTTGAGATTATTAGACAATTTCTCCACCTCAAGCTTCACCTCGTTTTCTAGTTTTCCACGTTGTACCCTTCTGTCAGCCTTAGACTCTGAGTTAACCTCAGAAAGTCGAGATTTAAATTTTTCAACCTCCACTCTTTTTCTATCGCTGACAGACTCTCGTTGGGCTGTCTGCAAGTCACCTTGCAAATTCTTTATTTGTTCTTCCATAGCTTGCATTTGCTGTTGCATCAACTGCTTTTCTTCCGTTCTTCGCATAATGCCTTCCTTATCAAATAGCTCTGGGTTTTTCTTTAACACTTCATACCTGTCTACAATACCCATTTGAAACGCCTCTAAGTAAACATTTAACTCTGCGTACTTATTAGAAGGCATTGTAGAACCCGGTTCAATTCTTATATCGTGCTGATCTAGCAAGTGCTTATCCTTTTTTAGGTCTAGCACAGCACCAGAAACATCTGTATAAAAGTTTGCCATCACCTCTGTAATATTGTTATTTGGCTGGGCAAGTCTAAATATTTTTTTATATGTATAGTGCCCCTTGGCTAAGTTGTACATCACCTTACCCAACTTATTTACACTAAACTCTATATCTCTTAATTTCGATTTGGGACGCTCACTTCCAAGGGATATCATTCTTTCAGTAGCCCTAACAGTTTCAGGGGCCTTCTCTGCAAAACCGTGCATCATTTCAGGCAACCCAAAAATAAAATCTATATAAAACTCAGACTGCTGTATAAGCCTATAAAACTCACCTGACAGTGGTTGAGGCGCTGGATAGTGAGGCTCTCCTTGAGAAGAATCTACTTCAATAACGGCGTTTGGATTTGCCCAATCTTTCTCTAACTGATCGAGGTCATCTACACTTCCTAAAGGCACTAAAAGTTTTAAGCCTGCCGAGGCTTGCGCATGTGATAGTGCCAAAGACCAAAGTTTATTCAATAACCTTTGCATTGGCCTAGCTCTAGATATGTCTGATTTTGGGTATGGGGTTCCAGTCCATATGTTGGGCAATGGTACAATAGGGTACTCATCCGTGTTTAAAACCTGCTCATACAAAACAATTTCTCCAAGAGATGCACATACCTTTACACGAGTTTGTAAAACTTCTATAGCAGTAAAAGCTCCAATGTCAAACGCCTCTTTGTTTTCAGAGATAAATTCATAATACTCATCTTGGGATAAAATAGTTTCGTCTTGGGTTTTTAAATCAATCACTCGATAAAAAGGAACCTTCACCTTGTAAAAACGCTCTAAAACCTGATACTTGTCCACGCTAAGAGAATCCTTATCTTTAACATCCGCTGGTGTAAAAACAGTCATTGAGTTTTTATTATGCGAGGACGGATAATCCTCTTCATCGTATGTAAACCCAGACAACTCTCTAATAATTCCCGGTACAACTTCTCCAGTTTCTGGGTCTTGCCGGTCTCCTAATTCTGGGTAGAGGTTGACGGCCTGTTCGCCAGTAAGGATGGTGGAAAGGATTAAACCATCCGAGTCGCCGAACCAGCGATCACGGGAATTTGGAGACGCATAAACCCGAAAAGGGTCTACGTATGTGAACTTAACGTCACCTCTACCAAAATCTGATTCTGTGTCAATATATGCATACAGATAACCCATACCAGTAGTAGCGTAGTCCTGTATTGCTTGCTTCATTTGCCAGTCGCCATCGGATAATTCCCATATATACCCCATAATTGACCGCCATAAAGAGGCCACCTGAACATCAGAGTCTTCTCGGGGGTTTATAGTAAACGCAGGCGCTCTCGAAGTCAAAACTGCTTTAAATTTTTCAATAGCCGCAGAGACACGATCCATTGGTATGTCTGCTTGATTTCTTGACGCTAATTCATCCGATTCATTAGATGTAAAATGATTACCAAGGTAGAAATCAATATCTTGCCTAGCCTCCGTATCCCAATCAGAGCGAGCGTTTCTCCACTCTCTATGTAATTCTTGATTATTCTTTGCTCTGGGGTCTTGATCCATTTATCTCTCGGGGAAAAAGGGAGCCGGTTGTAGGTTATCCCCCAACACACGACCCTTAAAAGTTCTGCGAGGAGTAATCTCAAAACCAGAGCGGCCATCTGGAGAGTCAAGCGCTTCCGATGCTCCTGTTAGCACACCCATTAATCGGATATACTCCAATGCTTTACGTGCTCTATCCGCAACAAGATCTTCCTGCATCATCTGATTTTGCATCATTTCTTCTTCTAGTATTTCAGACTCTAAAAGTAAAGGGTCTGTAGGTGCATCAACATACATTTCAGGATTTGCCATTATTTCGTCAATCTGTGGAGGATTTTGCTCCATACCACCACCGCCTAACACACTACCCTCATACATGCTAGGGTCAGCCTGTCGCTTGTCTATTTGGAACGGGTCGGCAGGTTGTGGTGGAAACATCACCTCTCCACCTTCTTGCATACCCTTAAAACCCAACAACTTCATTAAGCTGCCTTTCTTTTTATCCTCTCCTTCATCCTGTTGTTGAAAATAAGAATCAACTAACATAGCAGGTATTGAGTCCTGAGGTGCGTTTTGCATTTTTTCCATTGCCATTTTCCTTGCGAGGCGCTGATTTTGTTTAACGCTTGGCCCCTGAGCCTCTCCCAAATAATAACTAAACCCCCCGCTTTCTTTAGGCGCTTGTACAATTTGCTGAAAGCCAGTCATACCATCACCCATATCTGATATATAGTTTGACAGGTAATCAACCACTCCACCGTCTTGATAACCATAGCCCTTTTTCTTCTTGGCCATACCACCACCCATCATACCCATTAAATTATCTTCTACCATGCCACCACCTCGATAGGCGGTAGGCTTCACCTCTCCACCACCATACATAAGTTTCATATTTTTTAATGCGTTCATTGCTATTAGGCGATCTATCTCATAAGTAGCGCCTTCTTTCGGTGTTTCATTCATCATTTCCAATGTTTTAACTCCTATTGCCTCTACGCCATCCGGGGGAATGTATGTTTCTCCATTCGTTAAGACAGCACCTAAACTATTTGCCATGTCCTCACTGTCAGCACGGAACATACTGGCAACCTCCTTCATAAAAGGAAATGTCTTCGTAGCGCCTTCATTTAATATGTAAGACCCTATTGGCACCCTTGCTGTGGTGGTGTCAGTAGCCATTAATCTCTTATCTCGAAATGTGGAAAATCATCAAAGCGATTGTCCATTACTTGAAAATCTTGATCCCAATCTCCACCCCATCTTAGCTTATGACCCATGCCCCGAGCAATGCCAAGAACGAACCCAGCAAAGAGGGTTTGCCGCTCCCGGTCTTCCCAATCCACAGGATAAGGGGTAACATCAACGGCTTTAGAGGGAGAGTGATTATGCCTGCCATTAGGATACTTAACCTTAGTACGTCCTTCATCATATAATTTATTTTGCCTTTCCTTTTCTCTGTAACCTTCTAATACAGAGCAATCAACATGTTTAATAACCTCATTAAACACATCTTGCAATCTCTGGTCACAAGTTGCTAATCGTTGTTTGGATCGTTTTGAATACCTTGGCATGTATATATTTCGCTACCCTATCTTAACAACAAAGGAATACAATGTGCAATAGATTTAGACCCTTGCACCTGTCATCCAACTATAGGCCTTTTTACCGATAGATGTATTGTTTTTCACCGAACCTTTCATTATTGCACTTTTTGAGGTCTTGGAACTTTTTGGAGGCTTGGCAAAGTAATCAGCATAATACAACGCATCCATTACATCATCATTTTTTGGCTTGGGATGCTCAAAGAACTCATCTACCAGTTCTGTCATTTTCCTTTGCAGGTATAGCTTTTTAGAGTTGACAAGAGGGCCAAGGCTTGTTTCCAACCTATCTTGCTTTTTAATTCTAGCCGGAGGCTTAACTCCCTTAAAAATACCCGGAAGAAGTCTTTTCTCCGTTGAGGAAAGCCGTGTAACCATATCCCGAACCATCTCCTGTGCCGCAACCGTTTCAATAGTAACTCTTCGCACCGGAGAATACTTCTTTGCAAGACGTATAATCTCTTTTGGAACATCGAATGTAGGGATACGCTCACGGAAATACTCCAAGACATAACGATTATTACTGGAATCAATACCCATAACAAGTATGACTTGGAAGTCAGAAGTCTCAGAAGCTGTTGCCGCAAGGTCAACACCCATGTATATATTGATTGGGATTGCATCATCACCGTCTATAAGATAGTTAAATCTATCCTTACATTCAACCCTTCCGTTGTAATACTGTATTCTGTCTATCTTAAATGAGGCATTCGTCACATCTCGAGCATCATTCATATACTCCTGAGCAAACTTATTGACTAGACCGGCCTCAATAAACTCTCTCTTCTTCGCCTTTAACTTCTTTTTAGAGAACTGGGAAGCCCACAGCGGTTTGTCGTCTTCTATTGCCCTGTAGAAATTTACATCCCAAGGATATTCTCTTTTATCCTTTTTGGCGTTTTTCCAGCCATCATACGTCATTTGCAGGTAAGAGTCATAGTGTACAATAGTCCCAGAAAGCCATATCCACCCCTCATTCCCCGGAGTTTCCTCTAAGGCAGGGTATACTGTGGATACTATCCACTTTTTGATGTCAGCACGCCTTTCTGGCGTTTTTGTGTTAAGCTCCGATTCAAAATCATCAAGAACGATACCTGTATAGCGCACATCTACTTCTGCCCTACCCCTAAGCCTTTGCGATGTACCCTTGGATATGACCCTATCTCCTTTAGGGGTAACTAAATCTTTTTCTGTCCACCTCTTCCCCACACTGCCACCATCCATGTTTCCAAAGTAGTAGCGTATCATCTTGTTGTTTTCAAAATGAGAGCGGATATACTTTAAGTGGTCAATAGCCTGAGACTGTTCTTCTGACACCCAAGCTATAAAATGCTGGTCTCCTTCTTCCGCAAAGCACAATTTGTGCATAATAGCCGCTTTTGCTATAACCGACTTACCGTGACCACGTGGTATAATATTGCATATACGTGCTCCGGGTGCAGTGTCTATCATCTTTTTTGCCATTTCGTAGTGAAACGGTGCTGATTCTGATTTCTTTAGGAAGTCGTTAGGAAGAAAAGCCCTGCCAAAGTAAATAAGGTTTGCATATGCCTTGGCAAGAACCTCGTCTTTTTTCTCCATCTCTGATGGTGGAGGAGTAATGTTAAAAGCATTCATTGGCTTTACCGAACCTTTGAAAAGGGTTGAAACCTGTATGTTGGAGTATTTAATAACTGTTCAGTAGCTTGTATATAGTCTGGCGTGTTAATTCCTTGTTCTTTAAAATATGGATTCTTTAATATATTCAATGTTTTTTGCAGTCCCTCTTTGGCCTCAAAGCTTTTTATTATTGGTTTATTTGACCTTGCCAGTTCCAATAATGTTTTAAATCTTTCTACGTCTATCTTGCCTAAGTCATTGCTTTGCCCGGAAGGAAGCCTAGTTAAATCTATAAGTTTAACATTTTCAGTAGGAACATACCCTCTTATCCTCTCTTCGAACTCAAATTTTGGATTCACTTTGCTTCCAGTCCTATAAAGCTTTCCTGCCGCAATGTCTCCTAAAGTTTTACCCCCATACAAAGGAACAGTCTTTCTATAACCTGCTTCTGCAAATGGTTGAATCTTCATACCTTGTTTTATTAACTGGCCCCTATCCATAATTAACCCAATGTCCGAACCCACATGAGCATGGGGCCTAGATAAGAACATAGGGTCTCTTGTCACTGAAACCGCTGGTGAGCCCTGTATTAATTCATTTGCATAAAAGTCCAACTCATCAGCACTTGCTAATGTTTTTTCCCTAAACTCTTTAAGTCTTGCGTCTATTGCTTTCTTACTGTCTTTTTTAAATGGCTTACCGGGAAATGCTTGGCTTCTACCTCGTATTGTTCCTGATTTTAATATCTCAGTAGCACCACTACCAGTTGTGTAGTGCGTTACAGGGTTTCGCAAACCGGTTTTTTCTAAAAGTTTTTTACCTACGCCACCAAGACTTTTTAATGTTAACAATGGCCCTAATGCTACATTAGCTACCACATCATCTGCCCCACCAATGTACTGAGGTGTTTTGTCAGCATACATCACACCCGTTTGGTCAAGTCTATCTAGTTCTGCTTGTAATATCAAATTATCTATATTGCTATGAACATCAGTTGATGCTGGTTGTGCCATTTGTAATAAGTTCTTAGCCATCGGTTAATTCTTTTTGCTTCTCTGGTAGTATTCCCTGCTCAAAGGCTTTTAGCTTTTCTCTGCTAAACCCACTGAATTCTTGTATAAGAGCCACTGAGTCTACTTTCTTTTCAGTGGAGAGCAAACCAGATATCTTCATTAGGGTTTCTATAGCCCTCAGTTTGTCATTATCTTTGACCTCTGTCTTGTCAATGACATCTTTTGTGGTTTCTAGGAGGTATCGTTTTGTGATACCCACTTCTGACATTAAATTTTCTATTTCTTTATCCACTGCCTGCCTCACTGTTTTGTTTTTAAGTAGTAGTGTTGACTTTTTTTCTGCATAATCCAAACTTTTTGTAGTTGGAAAGGCTTTTTGATACGCCTCTACCGGATCCATACCATGTGCAATATACTTTGCAAAGTGCTTTTTTGGCAAAGTTAAAAAACCTTCAGTCATTACAGCGTATCCAGATCGCTTTGTAAACCTATACATTTCATCTTTTACCGTACCAACAAAAGGACTACCACCTCTATGATTAAACATTCCAATTACGGTTCTGATATAATTGTTATCTCTTTTCCTTTTATCTACAAAACAACCTTTCTTTAATATCTGAACTACCTTGCCATCATCTGCAAGACACCAATCTCCCTCTTCTGCTTTTTTCCAATCTGTAATCAGTGGAGTATCTGGATGCGCCCTACGAAACTCTTCTTTGGACTCGTAAGCGTAATGCTTTTTTCCTTTAATTGTGCGGGTTAAAGCCAATTTAATTTTTCTCTTGGTCTGCAAAAACGTCTAAGTCAAGTATTTCTAATTCTGGCATATGCTTCATGCGGTATAACAACTCAGACAACAAACCCATTTGTTTAGATGTGGGGTCAATAATATCAAGAATGCTTAACTCGTTGGATATCTCCCTACAGCGTTCAAGGTTGTGGTAGACATCGTTTATTTCAAAATCGCCGCTAAGGGCTCTTTGGTATAATGTTTTGTAAATATCCATATTTAAATTTAATAAAAACTTGACAGTAATGTTTTATATAATATATATTTAATTAAGATTGGTTAGTTCGGTTGGGTTTTTTATAATAGTACTATAGTATATATAGTATATAGTATTTATAGTAAGTAGTATATATTATATATATATTATATATATAGTACTATAGTAGTATTATATATATATTATATATATAGTATATAGTAATATAGTAATTATAGTATCGGCCTAGTAATCTTTAGTACCCGCCCCAGTAAAAGTTCCAAAAAATTCTAAAAAAAAATATTAGTATGCGTGTCTCTCTTTTATTTCTCACGGCCCTCCCCCCAATCCGTTTTCAGGTTAGGATTATTGGATTGAAAAAAGCAAATTGACTTTAGCCGTTATAATTTTACGTGGCAATTTATTTTCAGAAAGTTTAAATATTATGGAACTTTATTGAACTCTCAAGCGTATACTAATTGTAATTAGTTTTATTGACAATTAGGATACGTAGTATACATGGCATGGCCAAGCTAGTCTCTGACCCCGCGAATAGTAAGATTGAACCGGGGCCTAAGATGCGGTGAAAATAGGCCTTAATGAATTTTTGATACGTGGTACCTTATCGTATAGTGACGGGTACATTATATAACTTAATTAAATTTCTTAATACAAAAAACAGGAGTAAGTAATGCAAAAAAACGCATGGAATGAACTAACAGCTAATTGGGATAATATATCTGAAAAGGTAGAAACCGATATAGCTATGCCAAATAATGGATTACCGGTAATTGAAAATTGTGGTGGTAATTGGGATCCTTTTATAGAGGTACATAAGGAACCTGTGTTTTTTAATGATAGTACACAGAACCCGACAGTTTATGGAGTAAGGTTAGGGTCTCAGGATAAACACCTTGCTGGTAATGTTTCAGAAAAATATTTGTTAGTTCCAAACAGAGAATTGGTAGATGTTGCTAATGAAATAATGAGTGAATCAGAAATTTCATTTGAGCATCATAAAAGATTCTTTAATAATAGAGGTCAATTCAGGGATATATGGTATGCTGATAGTAGCATTGAAGCTAAAGTTCCTGAAGTTGGTGATGTTATACGCCTTGTAATGGAACTACAAAATTCTTACAATGGAACAACTAGAGCCGGTATCAGGTTTTATTTTGAGAGGTATATCTGTAAGAATGGTATGACATCTAATGTTTTTGGTTTTGGTCATACTTTTGAGCATACTCTAGGAAACATAGATTGGAAGGATCAAATCTTACAAGCTACTCAGCTTCTCAGAACACAATCTCAGTATAAAATTCAACAATTTGCTGAAGCTTGTGGTAAGTTACAGAAACCGGTAGGAAATACAGAAATTGCTACTATCCGAGAATCTTATCTGTCTAAGTTACCTATGCAACAGTGGGGCCAACTTACAGATAAATTCTATAAGGATAAGGATTACACAGCGTGGGGTTTGTTAAACGCCGGAACGAATGTTTTATGGCACGCTAACAAACTAACGAATGCTAACTTTGAAAATAATACTATAGTAGTTGATGGACTTTTGAAGTATGGTAAAGATACAGAAGAAACTCCGTTTGTAGATCCTAATCAAACTGACATGTTCCAATCATAACACAAAACAGAGATAGGGCCCTGAAAAGGGCCCGACTCTCTATATTTTTTTTATTTTTTTTTATTTTTTATTATTTGTGCACGTAGGTAGATTGTGCACGTAAGTAGATTTACCTATATTTATTAAATTCTGTGCACGTAGGTAGGTATTTTATAAACTTTGTGCACGTAGGCAGGTAAAACCCCGTATATTGTGTAAATGCGCCGACATTATGTAAATAAATCTTTGTATATAAGTAAGTATATCTATATAGCAATTCATACTATATTATATATCTTTCATAGTATAACACAACCCCCTTACACAACCCCCCTAAAAAAGATTAATTTATTTCATTTATTTTGAAACTATTTAAGCTAGTAGGCGTATAGTATATATACAACAAAAAGGGAGTTTTAAAGTGAAAATAATAAAAGATAAAAGAACATTAAATAAAATTAAAAAGGCTGGATTTATTAAAGAGCCTAAATATTGTACTTTTCCAAGAGTAGATGAAACACAAAAAAAATATTTTATTTTTGGATTCAGCTTTGATAATAAAAAATACAAGTTTAAATATTTTGACGGGAACTTTTATCCTTATTTAATAGAGGTATAAAATAAATAAAAAAGTATGGAACTTTTGGCAAGTTTGAAAGTATAACAAGTAATAAAACAAAAAGGAGTAAATAATAATGGATCAATCAACACAAAACTGTATTGTTTATCGTTGGATCAATGAGAGTTTTGATGACATGATAAAAAGAATAACAAAACAATTCGAAAGCGAGGTAAAAAATGGAACAAGTAAATAGTACAGAAGTTAAAACGGGTTTTGGAACTGAAAGAAAATCTGTAAAGGCTCGTTGTTGGGATGGTGATGGTGTATCATCGTGGCAAGATGTGGAGGTATGCCAAAACACAGACGAAGGAAAGAATATAATTTCTATACATAGCAAAGATTTTACAAACGTTCCACTGAAGGACAACCCAAGTAGAGAAGCGAGTTTATTTTTTCTCCTCGAGGACATACCCTCACTAATAGCAACCCTCACAAAAGTAGCAGAGGACTCACAAAAAACAGAGTTTCAAAATCAAGTTGATTGGCAAGTAAACCAACTAAAAAAAGGAATATAGAATATGTATACAACAGAAACAGCAACAACAAGAACAACACTAGAAAAGTACAAACAAAATCTAAAAGTTGATTATAATAATATATGGAGTTATGAGACAAAAGTTGCAGATATAGACCACAACAAGAGAACCATTACGCCTTTGGGCTGGTGGTCTGTAACCACATCAAAGCACATAAATTATGTAGGTTCTGAGTACGGATACGAGGTACAGAAAGCAAACTAACTTACAGAAATTAAAGGGAGTGTTTAAACACTCCCTTTAAGGAGAAATAAAACATGAGAAAATTTACAATAAAAGAAAAAGATGTATTGGTTGGAACGCAAAAGGGCAAATTTTTCAATGAAAAGGACTACGAAAAAGAGAAATTAATTTTTATGAAAGAGTCAAAAAGTAAGGTTGTTGATTGGTATTTAAAAGATATGAAAAATAACATGGTGTTGATAACGCTTGTTAATTACAAAAGGCCAGATTAATAAATATGAAAACTATAAAATTACATATTGACGACAAGGTATATAAGAAGCTGAAAACTTCATTGGTAGCGAAAAAAATGGGAGATGGTTACGGAAGTATTACGGATAAATTTGCGATGAGAGTAATGCAATTAATAGATGGGGGAGTTAAGGAATATACCATAGAATTTAAAAAGAAAAAATAATTTGGAACTTTTAATAAATAGTGTAGTTAAATAAACAAAAAAGGAGTTGTAATGGAAAAAGATAGAAAGAGTTTGGTAAAAGGTATCATGTATTTAATTAGGGATGTTCTGTACTATTCCGAACTTGTAGAAATCAAGCAGTTTTTAGAATCTATAATGGAAGACAAAAAACAAGGGGGTTACGACAATGAGTAATAAATACAACGGATGGACAAATTATGAGACTTGGAACTTTAATTTGTGGATAACAAACGAAGAGGAGGATTATAGCCACGCTCTAGAAATGGCGTTTGATTCTGAGCACGAAATCGAACTCAGTAAAAGGTTGGAAGAGTGGGCGATTGAAATGGCTGATGATTGTATAGGTACAGAAATTGGTTTTATTGTAGATATGATTTACAGTTCTATAAAAGAGGTTAATTTCTATGAAGTGGCTACACATCTGTGGGATGATCGACAAGAGGCAATACGAGAACATGATAGGGAGGAGGAGTAATGATTGATATCAATAGATTAACTTCAGCTATTTGCGATATGGAGGATATTAAAAGGAGCATACCTCAAAAAATAAAATCACTACCAAAAGACAATGAAGGTACAGAATATACAATAGGTGAGTGCATCGATGATGTTCTTGAATACTTGAAAGAAATAGAAAAAATAAAAAAGGAGGAAGAGTAATGAAGCAATATTTTAGAGAAGACCATACAGACCACGAATGGTTTGAACTGATGAAGAGTCTTGGCGAGGATATACCTACTGAATATTGTGATTGTTTTGATGAGTATGGGGAATATGTAGAAGAATATCACGATATTTTCACAACCGATATTTACCAAGTAAAAAGGAGTAACTAAAATGCACATGATAATAAGAAATATAGTATATGCCAATTCTGAAAGTGAAGCTCTGTCTGTAGCCAAGAACAATTTTAGTAGTCTGTGCGAAGGGCAGTATCCATTTGATTACTACAACACATTTGATGAAGGGGGTACTTCGTATTGGGGTGATCGGTTGCAACCCGTATCACATATAACCACCACAGAGGGGCGTAAATTATTGGTAGATGGATGGAGGAATACATTACGAGATATGAGAAGCAATTTAAGAGTAATACAAAAACTTACAGAAGGTAAGAAGACTACAGAAATCATACGAGACATCAGAAAAGATTGGCTTCAGTACCATTTTAAAGCCATAGGTGATTACTATGGGGAAAGTGTTTGGCTATACGACAATGACGGAGAGGGTATAAAGGATAGGTCGCATTTAAATAACGTGCTAAACAAGTGGTCTACAGATAATCATTATAAGCATGAGAGCAGAGCCCATTGGCATAGACAATACAAAGACTTGGATGTGTATATAGTACCTGCTGATGTACATTATTAAAAAGGAAAGCGTATACATGCCATATCCAATGAAAAAAAAGAAAAAAAAGGAGAACAATATGACAGTTACTGAATTAATTAAAGCGTTACAAAGAATCAAAGATAAAAGTTTGTTAATTAACTGTATCGTTGAGGACAGTAATGGAAGTGTCCCAAATAATTGGGTGGTTGCAATAGAAGAACATGCAACGGGTAATAGTGGTTATGAAATAGAGGGTGAAGTAAGCCTTATAACCGAGCAATAAAGGATGAAATATATTTTATTACTTATCATTTGTTGTAGTTGCAGTATGAACATACCATCGCATAAAATAATGGATAGGGACAGATATGTACACGACTACAGACAACCGATATACGATCTAAATAAAACATTTCAAATGTATTGCAAAAGCCACAAGCAGTGGGAACGAGTACGAATGTTATCAACAAAAAAGGGAACTATTTTCATTGTTGGTGCGTTAAAATAAAAAAGGATAAAATTGGAATTTTACTTTGCTACATCTAAGAAGTTAAGCCACGCATGTAAAAGCACCGCCAATGTCTTGTTGGGCGTAGCAAAGTTTTTTAAAATAAAAAAGGAGATAAATATGGCAAAATTCAATCAACCACAACTAGACGGGGCAATCTTACGAACCAAGACTTGCAAAT